AAAAAAAGTTGTGGAATTAAGTTAAACTTACTAGAACCTATAAAAGTGAAAGGCAAAAAAGATGCCTTAAACATATACACAATACGAGGATAATATGAAAGCATTACTTAAAAACTTAGTTGGTACAGTAGCTCCAACATTAGGACAAGCATTAGGTGGACCAATGGGCGGTATGGCTGCAAACATGATTGCAGATGTATTAGGTTGTAAAAACGAACCTAAAGAAATACAGAAAGCAATAGATAACGCTACCCCTGAACAAATGCTTCAATTGAAAAAGGCTGAAACAGAGTTTGAAATTAAAATGAAAGAGTTAGAAGTGGACGTATTCAAGCTTGAAGTAGCAGATACTCAGGATGCTAGAAAAACTTTTTCTAAAGATTGGACAGCGCGTATTATAGGTATTGCTGTAGTAGGTGGATTTATGGGATACATATTTTTAGTAACCATACAACCTCCAGAGCAAAACTCAGAAGCTTTAATTAATCTTGTACTTGGTTATTTAGGTGGACTAGCCTCAGCTATTATCAGCTTTTATTTTGGAGCATCGAATACTCCAGACAAGGATAACTAAGATGAATATATCTGAAGAGGGTTTAGCTCTTTTAAAAAAATTTGAAGGATGTGAGTTAAAAGCTTATCAAGATTCTGTGGGGGTGTGGACGATAGGCTATGGGCACACTAAAGAAGTTAAAGAGGGTGATCAAATAAATAAAGACGAAGCTGAACATTTATTAACAGAAGAAATGACAGAGTACGAAGGATACATTAATGACTATGTAAAAGCACCTTTAAAACAAAATCAGTTTGATGCTTTAGTTTGTTGGGTGTACAATCTTGGACCAACAAATCTTAGAAGCTCTACACTCTTAACAGTTTTAAATCAAGAAAGATATAACGATGTACCTAGAGAAATTAAAAGATGGAACAAGGCTGGTGGTAAAGTTTTACAAGGTTTAGTGAGAAGAAGAGAAGCAGAAGCTCTTTTATTTGAGGGAAAAGATTGGTATGAGGTGTAGTCATGGCATTAAGCAAATTTATATTTAGACCTGGAATTAATAGAGAAGGAACTGATTATGATAACGAAGGTGGCTGGTTTGACGCAAACTTAATACGGTTCAAAAACGGTAGAGTACAGAAAATCGGGGGCTGGGCAAAAGATACACTTGACACATATTTAGGAAAAGCACGAGCACTTCATGCTTGGGTTTCCTTAGAGGGTAGTAAATATTTAGGTGTAGGCACAACCTGGAAATATTATGTTAAAGAAGGAACTAATTTTGATGACGTTACTCCTATTAGATCTACAACTTCAGCAGGTGACGTAACGTTTGCTGCAACTAACGGTAGTTCAACTATCACAGTCACAGACACAAGCCATGGAGCAGTTACAAACGATTTTGTAACATTTAGCGGAGCAGTTAGTTTAGGTGGTTTAATTACTGCTACTGTGTTAAACCAAGAATATCAAATCTTATTAGTTACAGGAACTAACACATACACAATCACAGCTAAAGATACATCAGGAACTACAGTCACAGCAAACGCTAGTGATAGTGGTAATGGAGGTGGCTCGGTAGTAGGAACTTATCAAATTAACGTGGGCTTAGATGTTTATGTTTCTTCTACAGGGTGGGGTACAGCAACATGGGGGGCTAGTACATGGGGTTCTGCTAGTGCTATATCCGCCAGTAATCAATTAAGACTTTGGACACATGATCATTTTGGTGAGAATTTGATAATGAATGTGAGGGGTGGCGGTATATATAGATGGTTAGAAAATAGCGGTACAAGTACAAGAGCAGTCGCTTTATCTGGAATTACGGGAGCTAACCAAGTTCCCACAGTTGGACTACAAGCAATTACTTCAGAAAAAGATAGACATTTAATAATTTTAGGGGCAGACCCTATAGTGGATTCTGCACGTACAGGAAGTGTAGACCCAATGTTAATAGCTTTTAGTGATCAAGAAAATGATATTGATTTTGAACCAAGAAGCACGAACACTGCAGGATCTCTTAGGTTGTCTTCTGGTAGTGCTATAATTGGTGCTGTAAAATCTAGGCAAGAAGTATTAATCTGGACAGACACTGCTTTATACAGTATGCAGTTTATTGGACCACCCTTCACTTTTGGTATAAATTTAATTAATGAAAACTCAGGTTTAATCGCACCCAAGGCAGCAGTGACTGCACCTAGTGGTGTTTTTTGGATGGGTTATGATAATTTTTATGTATACACAGGCTCGGTAAAAAAAGTACCTTGTAGTGTGTTAAGTTATGTTTTTGATGATTACAACTCGAGTCAAACGTTTAAAACCCATGCTTTTACTAATACTCAATATGATGAAGTCGGTTGGTATTATTGTTCAGGAAGCTCTGATGAAATAGATAGATATGTTGTTTACAACTACGCTGAGAACGTTTGGTCGTATGGACAACTTAGAAGATATGCTTGGCTAGATGCTGGTGTTGAACCATACCCTAGAGCTACAGAAAATTCTTACCTATATGAACACGAAACAGGGTACGACGCAGACGGTAGTCCTATGACGAATGTGTTTGTTGAATCAAGTGATTTTGATATAGGCGACGGAGAACAGTTTGCTTTTATAAATAGAATGATTCCTGATATACGTTTTTTAAGTAATAGTGATAGCGGTCAAGTAAACTTAGTTTTAAAAACACGTAATTTTCCTGGAGACACATTGACAACAAACAGTACTTCTGCAATCAACAGTTCTACTCAACAGTCTCACGTAAGAGCAAGAGCAAGACAAGCAGTGGTAAGGGTAGAGTCAGACGATGATAATACTCCAGCTAATTCTTCAACAGGTTGGAGACTAGGAGCTACAAGATTAGATGTGAGAACTGATGGTAGACGATGAGTAAATTATTAGCAACAAGACTTCCTATAGAAATGGAAGAAGTGGTTAACGCAGAAACATATAATCGTTTAGTTAGAGTATTAGAGATTAATCTAGGTGAGTTTGACCCAGACAATATTCGTCAAATAGATGATACAACTAAAAACATAGCTAATTTTAATCCAGGAAGTTTAGTTTGGAACACGAATAATGAATCATTAGAAGTTTATAGCGGTAGTCAATGGATAACTATTACTACACCTAAAATAAATAAAGGGTTATCCGCTACTGGTTCTGTAGGTGAAGTAACATTGAAAATAGCAGGAGCAACAAGCATTTCATTATGATATATACAACGTTGTTCAAATTAGTTATTATTAACTAAATCAGGAGTTAAATAAAAGGCTATGCAGACCACAGGGCTAGAAAGTTTAGAAAATTTAGCAGATGCTCGTTATGAATTAGCGATGCATGGTCGCTACGGAGACACTACGATAGGTCACCTTACTCCTGGAGAAATGGTCTTACCTAGACCTATAGCTGATGACCCTGTATTAAAAAGACAATTATTTGACGCTTTTGAACGTCATGAAATTAACCCTTATCAATACCAAGTAGGACATTTTGAAAACTCAATCAATCCACTCACAGGCGCACCTGAGTTTGGTTTCTTTAAAAAGTTAGGTAAATCACTTAAAAAAGCAGCACCAACTATCGGTAAAATTGTTGGTTTTGCTGTTGGTGGACCAGCAGGTGCAGCAATCGGTGGTGGTATCGGTGGTGGTGTAAAAGAAGGTAGTTTAAAAGGTGCGGTAAAACACGCTGCACAAGGATATGTTTTAGGAAGCGTAGCAGCAGGTGCAGGTGTCAAAGGTGGCACTTTTGGAAAAACAACTTTTAGCGAAGGAATTAAATCACTAAACCCATTTAATGCAGAAGGCATGTTTAGAAGTCTCGGAGAAGCCACTCCTGGATCTGGTGGCATAGGTGGATTTTTTCAAGACATCGGTGCTTCTGGTAGAGGAATGTTAGGCGGTACGTTACCTGAAGGTTATGAAGGGGTAGGAGCAAGTTATGATGCCCTCACAGGTTTACAAAAAGTTGGTGCAGGTCTTACAGGTTTAACAGCATTAGGTGGATTTGAAGGTGGCGAAAACAATGCAAGTATGCCTGGACCAAGTGGACTACAAGGCGGTTATCTACAAAACCCACTTAGACCAGCAACGTTACCAACTCAATACGGTACACAAGGTGTAGGAGCAGGTTCTCAAAACTACATGACTTCTGGTTTAGGTTCTGGAGGAATGATGGATCCAGCTACTGCTGCATATTTACGAGCAACTATGAGTGATGATGAGTACAGTAAACTTATGTTTCCTGAATTTAATGAAGGTGGCGTAATGGATATGAGAGCTGTTGGTGGTGATATAGAAGATCCTAACGGTTCAGGAGACGAAGACACAGTGAATGCTATACTTGCAGATGGTGAGTTTGTTATGACTAAACAAGCAGTAGCAGGTTTAGGTGAAGGTGACCACGATGCAGGAATCGCAAGACTTTACGCAATGATGGATAAAAACGAAAATAAAGCACAAAGTATGGGAATAGGGAGAGCTTAATGGCAACAGAAACAGGTTACACTAGAACAGAAACGCTACCAACTAATATGTTGGGACAATTTTATGCTGGTGTTCCAGGACAAAACGTTCCTGGAATTATGCCTTTGTTGAATCAAGATTTGGTTAATAAAATTATGGGTTTCGGTGTTGAAGGAGCCAACCCATATACATACACAGGTGAACGAATAGCTGGGTTTACCCCAGCACAAGAAGAAGCCTTCCGTCTTACTGCTCAAGGTGTAGGCGGTTATCAACCTTATCTACAAGGTGCAGAAGATATGATACGTGGTGGTGTAGGAACTGCCAGAGATGCTTTCGGTACTTCTGCAGGTTTGATAGGAGAAGCTATAGGTGCAGGAGAAAGAAGCACAGCAGAAGGCACAGGACTTTTAAGAAAAGCTCCTAAAGTAGCAGGTGCTGCTACTGGTATGGGGATAGGTCAGTTATTAGGAGCAGGAAGAAACATACAAGGTGCACGAGAACTAGCGGAAGGTGCAGGACTTGATTTATCTCCAGCACAAAATATAGTTGGAGGCTCTTTAGGAAACATAGCTGATTCTGCTCTTACAGGATATGGTTCTACTAGAATGTTTGACCCTAGTAGTACACAAAGTTTTTATAATCCTTACGAAGAAGACGTAGTACAACAAACATTAAAAGATGTGCGTGAAGGTTTAGCTCAAGGTGATATTGCCAGAAGAGCTAGTGCTATAGGCTCTGGTGCTTTCGGTGGTTCTCGTAGCAGGTTATTAGGAGAAGAAATGACAGAAGCTGCAGCTAGAGGTGCAGCAGAACAAGTAGGAGCTATTAGAAGTGCAGGCTTTGGTGATGCAGCACGTAGAGCACAATCAGCTTTTGAAACACAACAAGCAAGACAGGCAGGTCAAGCTAATCTATTAGGACAACTAGCTGGTCAACAAGCAGGTATAGGAAGTCAGCTTGGTCAGTTAGGATTAGCTGGGCAAAGAGGGCAACTAAGTCAAGCTGGAGCATTAGGACAACTAGCTGGTCAACAAGCAGGTATCGGTACTTCTGTAGCTGGGTTAGGAACTAATTTAGGTAATCTGCTTGGCAGAACTGCTGGTGGATTAGGAGCATTAGGTGGCAATCTTGCTAATGTTTATGGTCAAGGTGCTAGAGATATTTATTCTGGTGGCGCAGGTCTAGGACAATTAGGCTTAGGAGCAGGTTCGCAGTTAGCAGGACTAGGTTCATTAGGTAGTAATTTGATGGGTACAGATATTAGTAGACTAGCTGGTATGGGTGGCATGCAACAAGGCTTAGATCAAAGAGGTCTAGACTTAGCTTACGGAAACTTTGTAGGTCAATACAACCTACCTATGCAAACCATCGGTAGTGCTGCAGGACTAGCAAGTGGACTAGCTCCAAGCATGGGCGGTACTACAGTACAACAAACTTCAGCGGGAAACACTACTAATCCATTAATGCAAACGTTAGGTACTGCAGCCACACTTTACGGAGCAACTAAATAATGGAGCCTAAATACCCTTTCCGTCCATATGTTGGTCCAGGGGTGACTACTGTTACTGGTGACCCTAATAATCCTTTTGGTGGAACGGTTACAGATCAAAATACAAATATGGTGATGCCTGATGAATCACCAGAGCAAACTATAATGAGGTTAGCTCGTAGTGGATTAGCCGTGGATCAAATAGCTCAATTAACTGGTCTACCTCAAGATCAAATAGCTATGCAAGTATCTGTAATGCGGGGACAACGACCAAGTACACCTCCTCAACAACCACAAGGTATAGGAATACAGTCTTTAATGGAAGACAACGAGTCTCAAGAATTAAGCGACTATATTGAAGACGGTGGTAGTATGTCAGATTTAGTTCAATCAACTGTAGAGCCTAACTTAGATCCAGGTGCGTTTCTAACAGAAGGAGCTATAGCTCTTAACCTAGAAGATATGAACTTAGATTTAAGTGAAGAAGAGGCAGAAGCATTAGATGCAGAAAATGATCCAACTAAAAAAGTAATTATGGCATCTGCAGCAGGTGCTGGTGCGAGGGGCGAAGAAGATTCAGAAGCACTTGAAACTTTTGGAGCGATGACGGATATTAATACTTCACTTGATCCGCAAGAAAGATTACAAGTATATAAAGATGCCGCAGCAGAATTTTATAACGTAGACGATATTAAAAAATTAATAACTAAACCAGACGAAGGATTACCATTTTTAATAGCAGGTGCTGCACTTATACAATCAGGTGAGAAAGGCGAGAGTTGGGGTACAGCTTTATCTTCAGCACTTTCTAAATACGCACTTAGTAAAAAGAAAGGCGATAGAGATTATCAAAAGACTCTTGATTCTGTAGACATACAACGACAACAAGGTATAAATAACTTTGCTATGCAGTTATACATGGCAGATATAAAAGAACAAAAAGCTTTATCAAGGGCTTTAATAACCGCAGACCGTTCACCGTATAAAGTAGGAGAAAGTCCTAACCCAGAATATTTAACTGATTCAGAGGCAGCTATCAGAAGTAAAGACGGAGAAGCTATATTGCCTTGGCGAGCTGAAGACGGAGCCACAAAAGAATACACATTGTTTAAAGATGAAAACTTAGACGGTCAGCCAGATAATAATGCACCTGCAGTAACTAAAATATTAAGTGCAGCTGGTGCTCAAAATGCTCAATCAGAAGGGTTCATAGTAAGAGATGGAAACTTAACTAAAAACAAAAAGATGTACATGGTCGACGGTAAATCAAAAATGTTTTCATCAGAAGAACTTGATGCATTTTTAACAGAAAACCCAAATGCTAAACCTATGGCTATAGGAACAGCAAGCGTCAAATCTGTTATAGAAAAAGCTACAGGTCAACCTACTTTTGTTTCTGCTCAAGAACTTATGACTCCTAGAGGTAGAGAACTGTATACACCAATTAATGCAAACGAAAACATGGTGGTGTTTGGACCAGACGGTAATCCTGTATTAGTAAAAGGTGACGGTAGTCTTTTAACACAGACTCAGAAAGGAAAAGAAAAATTAAGAATAACAGGTATGTTACGAGATAATGACATATCTAGAAATAACGTTATTAGAACACGTCAAAGTATTTTAGACATATATAACGAAGCAGATAGAACAGGTGCGCCAATAACTTTCGGTACTGCTGGTGCTTTAACTGGTTTAGGTAAAAGATTTATTGACGAAGTAGATCAAATAAAAACTATTTTCACTGATCCTAAAGCTGGCTACAGTTTATACACAGATAAAAACGGTAATAGTGTAAGAGATCCAGGAGAAGACGCTCAAAATTTTGAAACGTACTCAAAACAATTTGATGAAAAAATAGCAAACAGTAACTTAGGTAAATTTTTATTGAGCTCAGGCTTATCTAGAAAAAGAACAAACAGTTTAGTATTAACACTTGCTTTACAAAGTGCTGCTACAGATAATCAAAAAAGCCGTGATATATCGGATAAAGATATGGACAGATACTTAACTCGAGCTGGTGCTTACGCTACTTCGGAAAAAGAATTTTTAACGTTAATAGATGATTTAACTTTATCAGTGATGCAGAAACATGAATCTGTTGTAGACGGTGAGTTAAAGCATGCAGCAAAATATCCAGGTGCAGACGGACAACCTGTTTCTATGATTGATTCGTTATTCCCTAACCTAATAGAAGAAGATGATAATTCAAGACCTTTTAGAGACGCACCATATACAATATCAGAACTTAAAGAACAACTTAAAGGTACTACAGGCGATTACAGAAACAGAAATTATATAGACCCACAAGTAGACAGTGGTGCAGAGACCGTGCTCCCTGGAGGAGATGAAGTTTCTGGTGTAGGTAAACAAAGTATTCATGAAATTTATATGTCTTATAAAATGGCTGGCGATACAAACCAACAAAATGCATATTTAGCACAATTAAGAAAAGAACTTGGTCAGTCATCAGCAGAATATCAAAGTATTAAAAAATATATAGAAAGTCAATTAAATAAATAATGGCACAAAACGACGTAATAGATTTAGACAAAATACTGGATGAGTATGAAGCTGGTCTTATGGTCAGACCTGGAGTTGCTCAAACTCAAGCAGCAAAAGCACTAGACGATCAAAAATTAGCTGAGTTCGGTTATGTAAAACCAGAACCTACTAAAAGTATGAGTCAGTTTGCTCCAGTTGTAGACTACATGAAGGAAAGAAAAGCAGTTGATGAAGCTACAAAACAAGGAGTATTAGCTGACGATCCATACTTTGTAGAAAACTACCTAGATAAAGTAACTCCTCAAACACGTGCTGAGTACACTGGTGTAGATTTTACAGGTGGTGCTCAAGGTG